ATTCTGAAGATGATGATATTGAATACGAAGATGATGAGTCTGAAGATGATGATGACGATGAAGACTACGACAATTCAGATTTAGACGATTTAGATTCAGAGGAAGAAGAAGATGAAAACTCTTAAACAAATTTTGGAGCTTTATAAGCCAAAGTCTCAGGACGAAGATAAATTCGTCAAGAAGCACATTGTTGTCAAACATAGAGACAAGAATGGCAATGGCGATCCTGTGTTCCAAGCCACAAATATTAAAGCACTTGATCGTAAAAAAGAACGTCATGGTTACGAACCAGGTGAAGACGAAGAAGTTTATGAAGAATATGAAGACGATATTGAAGATCTAGAAGAAGTTAGTCAAGACTTGGCCTTTAGAGCCTCGATTGCTGCAGGCGAGGCGGCAAGAAAAGCTAAAGCAGCAGGAAATATCGAATTAGCTACAAAAAAAGCTGAGCAAGCTAGAAAATTTGTGGCTTATGGCAGCCCTCGTAACCAGACTGGTGGTCTTAAAGTTTATCGCGGAAAACCAGAAGATTATGGAATGGACACACCAGGACTTCAAGATCGGATTAAGGCTACGAGAGCCAGACAGGAAATAACTTTTGCAAGGCTTAGGAAAGCTGGCATAAAAGAAGAAATCGAGCTTGATGAAGTTGATACTAATGCAGCAACACAATTACATACAAGATTGAAAGATCAACACAATAAAGCAGTTAATGATTATGATACGCAAAGCGATACAATGACACCACAGCAAAAAAAAGCTGAACAACAAAAAATTTCTAAGTTGCATGACAGAGTACAAAGAGCAAAATCTTATATTCGCGAAGAAGAAGTTGAATACATCGAAGAAAAGTTAAAGGTTTCTGATGGTATTGGTGCTTGGATCAGCGATTTCGTTCACTCAGACAACCCAAAGTTTGAAGGATTTTCAAAAAGAAAAAGAATGAAGATGGCACAAGCTGCATTTTATTCTGCTCAAAGGGGTGATTAATTATGGCTATTATTCAAAATAAAGCACTTGGTCCTTCTAGCTCTGCTGGCTTTGCCCTACATATTGTTGCAAATGATACAATTGTTGTTGTTGGTAATTCTTCTGTCAGTAATATTGCTCTCACTAATGAAACTATTGCTGCCGCCCACATCTCTCAAGTTTGGTGGGGTTCATCCAATGCTTCATACTGGACTGTCAAAAGAGGATCAAACACAATTCTAGTATTGCCAGACAGTGGTTATCTTGATTTTGCTGGTAATGGTCTTGGTCTTCAGATCGACCAAACTGCAAACTTAGTATTTACCTTAACTGGCTCTGGCGTTGGTCATCTCGCTCTAGAAGGTCAGAAGAAAGCATCAGGAGTCTAATATGAAACTCATTGTCGAACAAGTTGAAAATGTTAAGGTGATTACCGAAGCAAAAGAAAACGGTAAGAAGAACATGTTCATTGAAGGCATTTTCCTTCAGGCTGATCTACAAAATCGCAATGGGCGTATCTATCCAGTAGCGATTCTTGAAAAAGAAGTTAATCGTTATGTGACAGAAAATATTGAAAAGAAAAGAGCCTATGGTGAACTAGGACATCCACAAGGTCCATCTATCAATCTTGATCGTGTTTCACACATGATCGAATCAATTCGTAAAGATGGTCCAAACTTTATTGGTAGAGCCAAGGTTCTTGAAACTCCTATGGGTAATATCGTTCGTAATCTGATTGATGAAGGTGCCAATCTTGGCGTTTCTTCACGTGGTATGGGTTCAATCAAAGAAAGCAAAAATGGTATCATGGAAGTTCAAAGCGACTTCTATCTTGCCACAGCAGCTGATATTGTTGCTGATCCTTCAGCTCCAGATGCTTTCGTACAAGGCATCATGGAAGGTGTTGAGTGGGTCTGGAATAACGGTGCATTGAAGCAGGTTCAACTTGAAGGTATCAAGCGTGATATTAATCGTGCAGCAGCTGCACATTCATTGGATGAATCAACCAAACTCAAAATGTTTGAAAGATTTTTAAACTCAATCTCAAGCAACTAACTTTTATAAATATTACAAAAGGTTACTCTAAAGGAGTTAAGTAAAATGACAGAGAGATACGAAGACGATTTCGAAGATGACATCGAAGAAGCAGCTAAGTACAGAAAAGGTGCAGCTGGTGAGAAATTTAATGTTAATGGTGAAGAAGATGATGACACTAATCCATCTTACATGCTACCAAGTAATCGCCCTGGGAAAGATCAGAACAAAGATCCTTTAAAAGGTCGCGGCGGAATGTCTGTTCGTAATTTGAAGAAATCAATTACGGCAGCAAAAGGCACAAAGCAAGGAAAACCAATTGGTCAATTGCCAGAAGAAGCCACTTCTTCAGCCGCTGAAACTCTTTCACCAAATTCAAAGCCAACCAACCTTGACTCAAAGACTGGTCTAATGGCTGCTGCTATGGCTGCTATTGGCGGAATGTCAAAGGAAGATCTTTCACACTTTCTCAACGATGCTCTTGCTATGAGCCAACAAGGTGCAGCATCTATCGACGCTGGCGCTGCTGCAAAGAACGCTGCTACAATTCAAATGAAGCCATCAGCCGCTGGCTCAGCTGTTAAGGAAGACCTCGACGAACTATTCGGCGATGATCTTTCAGAAGAATTTAAGGACCAAGCCTCAACACTATTCGAAGCTGCAGTTCAAGCTCGTATCATTGTTGAAACCGCTGCTCTTGAAGAAGCATATGAAGAAGCCCTAAACGAACATGTTGAAGAAATTACTGCTGGCCTTGTAGAAAAGGTTGACGATTATCTTACATATGTTGCAGAACAATGGGTTGCCGAAAATGAAGTTGCCATCGAGTCTGCTCTAAAGGTAGAAGTTATGGAAGATTTCGTCAACGGTCTAAAGGATCTATTTGTTGAAAACTACATCGAAATTCCATCAGGAAAGACCGATGTTCTCGAGGACCTAGTTCTAACTGTTGAAGAGCTTGAAGACAAGCTAAACAGTGTTCTCAATGAAAACATTGAGCTCAAGAAAGAACTAAACGAAAAAGTTATCGATGATACATTCGAGACAGTCGCTGAAGGTCTAGCAGCAACTCAAATTGAAAAACTTCGCACCCTCGCTGAAGGTGTGGACTATAATTCAGTTGAAGATTATAAGAAGAAGCTAACTCTAATCAGAGGAAGGCTCGTTGAGAATAAAAGAGTTTCAACAAACATCATCACTGAAGAAGCACCAGCATATAGTTCTGAATACGAAGAAACCCCAAAGTCTGGGTTTGTTGATTCTGATGTCAGAAATTATGTCAGTGCGATTTCAAGAACAGTCAAGAAATAAAGTTTTATAAATAAAAATAACAGTAATCCTAACTAAGGAGAGAAGTAAAAATGGCATACTTAGCTGAAGACCTATACAGAAAGTGGGGTCCAGTACTTGATCACGATGATCTAGGAAAGATTACCGATTCTAATCGTAGACTTGTTACTGCAACAGTTCTTGAGAACACACAACGTGAATTGCGTTCTTCTGAACAAATGATGCGTGGCGGTCAAAACCTATTCGAATCTGTTCCAGCCAACGCTCTTTCAGCAGAAGGCGGAACAAACATTGACACATTCGATCCAGTGCTAATCTCACTAGTTCGTCGTGCAATGCCAAACCTAATCGCTTATGATATCTGCGGCGTGCAGCCAATGACTGGTCCAACAGGACTTATCTTCGCAATGCGTGCTCGTTATGCCAACCAAGTTGGTACAGAAGCATTCTACAACGAAGCAGACACTGGTTTCGCAGCTCTAGCTGGTACAAACGACACAATCGGTGGTGAAGCCCGTTCAGCAAATGCTACCTACTCAATTCCAGGTACAACTGCTCAAACAACACTTCTTGCTCAAGCCAACGTCTACAACTACCAACAAGCAATGACCACAGCTAACGCTGAAGGTCTTGGTTCAAACTCAGTGCTCGTGTTCCCAGAAATGTCTTTCTCAATCGAGAAGGTTACAGTTACTGCTCGTACACGTGCTCTAAAGGCTGAATACTCACTCGAACTAGCACAAGACCTAAAGGCAATTCACGGTCTTGATGCCGAAACCGAACTAGCCAATATTCTTTCAACAGAAATTATGGCTGAAATCAACCGTGAAGTTGTTCGTACAATCAACGTCACTGCTGTTCGTGGTGCCACTGAAGGTACAACTACAGTAGGTATCTTCGATCTTGACACCGATTCAAACGGTCGTTGGTCAGTCGAAAAGTTCAAGGGTCTAATGTTCCACGTTGAACGTGAAGCAAACAAGATTGCCAAGGACACCAGACGTGGTAAGGGTAACATCATCCTTTGCTCTTCAGATGTTGCATCTGCTCTGCAAATGGCTGGCGTTCTCGATTACGCTCCTGCTCTTAACAGCAATAACCTCAACGTTGATGACACCGGTTCAACTTTCGTTGGTGTTCTAAACGGTCGTTACCGTGTTTATATCGATCCATATGCAATCGGCGGAAACTACATGACCGTTGGTTACAAGGGTTCTAACGTGTTTGACGCTGGTCTATTCTACTGCCCATACGTTCCACTACAAATGGTTCGTGCAGTTGACCAAAACACTTTCCAACCTAAGATTGGTTTCAAGACTCGTTACGGTATTGCTATCAATCCATTCGCCAAGGGTGCAACTGATCCATCAGCTACAGCTGCTCGCGAAGAAGATACAAACGTGTACTACCGCAGAGTGCTTATCAACAACATCATGTAATAATAAAAAAAGATGTTGCGTACTGGGGGGAGCTGAGAGGCTCCCCTCTTTTTTGGAAGGACAAAAAGAAGAGCAAAACACACGAAGGAGAACACGAAAAAACCACGAGAGAAAAGAAAGAAA